CTCTTTTAGTTGCTCGTTTTAAATTCCTACTTGATCTACGAGATAATCTTTCTGCTTGTCTTTGTAACCTTTTCTTTTTTCTTTTTGCTTTTTCAGCAGGAGACATAAACTTTTCTATTTCTTTTTTAATTCTACTTTCTTTTTTTTCTGGCTTTTCAAATCGTTTAAGGCCAGACTTTTTACTTTTCTTAAATGGTTTATATCCAGATGCAGTACTTTTCTTTACAGGTTTATATCCTGGTTCGCCACGTTTTTGTAATTTTTTATATCCTGAAGCCATAATTATTTCCCCTCTACATATCCGCCTGAAGCGTAAGTTTTAATAGAGTCACCTGCCATACCACCTTTTTTAGCATAACCCATTTTATTTCTAACAGGCTTAGGTAGTTTAGAAAGTCCAGGATTTTTCTTTTTATCTACTTTCTTCATACCCTTCTTAGCCATTCCACCTTCTTCCATCATCATTTTTCTTCTATTCATTCCAGTCATGCCGCCACCATAATATTTTTTCATTCCTTTTTTCATCATGCCGCCATGCATTTTTTTAGCAGGTTTTTTCATTGGTAATTTCCCTTCTTTGTTTATCTTATCCAATGTAGCTTTTCCAAGTTTTTTTACACTAGATTTTTTAATTATATACTCACCGCCTTCAGCTTCAAGTAGTATCCCACCATTTTTATGAGATGGTCCTTTTAACTTACCAGGTTTCATTTTTTTTGCTCTTGTCATTCCACCCTCCTTATGCTTTTTCCCAACTGGGTGCAGCTTTTTACCATCTGGTCATGTGTGATATTTTCGTTTACCCATTATGCTGTAACCCAACTTTTAGCTTTTGGTTTCTTTTTACGCCAACCCTCTTTAGTTTCAGATAAACCTTGAGGTGGATGGGCATATTTACATGCATAAGCTAATGCATCTATTGCATCATCATGCGCCATCCTTGGTCCAAATGTAAGAATTTCTCTATGTAATTCATAATGATTTTTTTTCAAGTGTATTTGACCAACTGCAAAACGTTGTGCTAATATACCCTGTATTCTATCTCGTTTACTCATACGATTACCAGGGACTTCTGCTTTAAAACTTACATCAAATTTATTTCGTCTACGCATTTCACTATATATAGCTTGGAATATAGGCTTACTCATAGTAGTATCTTCAATAGTAAACATTTTAGGGTCATAAAATTCATTTAATTCAAATATATAATCTACAATACCTTTTTGCTCCATACCTTCTATCCCAAGTACAGGCAACGTTCTATTGCGAATATAGTCAATAACATATATATTATTATTAGGAGTAACTGCTACTGTCATTAATACACTAAAGTCACTATTTCTTCTTGCACTATCAGTTGCTGGGTCTACTCCTACAAATATACTACATGGCTGTGGATCTTCTCCGTTAGGTACAATGACTGACAATCCAGTCTCAGGGTCTTTACTTAATGTGCCATCCCAAAATTTAATATGATCACGAGTAAAAAGTGCATCTTCTTCGCTTTGTACTTCCATCATATATTCTTGATAGAACTTATGTGGAGTACCACTATCTGAATAGAACTTCTTTTTACGCTCCATTTCTTTATGACCAAACCACGATGGCCATAATGGAGTGCCATCTTCTTGCAAAGCTTTATATGTAATTACTTTCCACGAATAGTCTTTATTTTCTTTCTTTGCTTGGTCAAACCCAACAAGTATTTTTTGTATAAATGCATCATAGTGTACAGGAGTTCCATTAATTCTTAATCGTCCTGTCTTTGGTTCAAGCGCTGGAAATACAACTGCCGTGACAAGGTTAGCGATTTTAGCACGACTCTCTGGTGTGACTGTATTATTCTCATCTTCAAAGTCATCAAGTACAATAAGATCATAACGCTTATGTAGCTTGGCACCACCACGAATACCCGATAGATTACTTTTAGAAATAAGTTTGCAGCCATTATTAAGTTCGATATCATCTTCAGTCCACTTCTTTCCTTTTAGGTTCCCAAAATAATATTTAATTCTATCATTATATTCTATATGGTATTTGATATAATCTAAGTTAGGAACAGATATTTTACTTGATGCAGCTACCCATCCATAGAATAGAGGTTCTGCTGCAAAACAAAAATCATGCATAATACTACATTTAGTAAGCACAGTCTTGCCATGTCCTCTAGGTAATACAACTGCTAATTGTCGATGTGAATGGTCGTTAAGTGCATCGCACACTTCATAATGAAAAAAAGGAGATTCACTCCTCATAAAATCATCTGGTAAAAATAATTTACCAAATGCTACTAAATCTGTATATGCTAGTCTTAACTCTTCTTCTGCTTCAGAAACGTTACGACTATTTATATTAGCCATTATTAATCAAATATACCTTTAGCTGAATCTACTAAATAATTAACAAGTTTTGACGGAGCAGTTTTAATTTCATGCCTAAATGCATCATCTTGATAATTAGTTTGATATCTCATAGCAGCGCCTATTGTCATTGGCCCATGCTTATTATCCATACTTAATGGATTGTCCCTATCTAAATAACCTAAATCTACAAGTAAAGATTGTAATGCTATAGGGCTTCCATATTCTTTTGGATTTTTTAAATAGCTTTCCATCATATCATATATAACAGGATTAAATTTATCTCCTTTATCTTTTCCTTTTGGAAGAGTTTCTGAAAAATAAACTTCACCTTCATACATATCATTTGCCATCACTTAATTCCTTTCGTTCTGCGCTTTCTAATTCTTTACTACTAAAACCCTGGAAGACTGCGCTAGTGACCTGCTGCGTGCTTGTGCTAGTCTTATCCTCTAAATCTAAGATGTCGGATAACTTAAATAAGGCTTTCAGCTTAGTGTCATCTTTTTCTGCAGTTTGTGCTATTAGCTTAATCCCATGCAATACGCCTTCGGCATTTATACCTAGCTTTTCGCAAACTTCTCTATGTTCTTCTCTCATATAAGTATCTACCCTTTCGGTCTGTATTAACTGAGCAGCTTTCATATTTGCATATCCAGGGTTATTTGTAGGATATACATTCATATATGCTTTTTGTGGGTCCATGCCCTTTAACAAATTTAATACAAACAATTTTTCTTTACTATTTAAATTTTCTCTAGTCTCTAATACTTCCTCTGCAGATAAGTTTCCACTAAATGAATATATATTAGCTCGTCTAGATGTATCCATCTTTGTTTTAGGTGCAACAGTAAATGTTCCTGTGCACGTACCTATATAACTTACCTTACGCTTTTTACCCTTAGCTCTAAGCATCGTACCTTTACGCAAAATCTGTATAACACATTCATCATCAGCTTTTACCCAGTCACCAACGCACCCTTCCCGCCAGTCACTTAAATAATGTACATCACTAGGTACTTCATCAAGTGAATCAAATACTGTATGTTCTATCTTATTAACTTTGTATGTTCTCATAAGTTACACCCAAACCTCGTCAGATGGTTTGGAAGGTTACGTAATCCCCATAATATCACCAACAATATAATCAGATACTTCATCATCAAGCTCTACCTCTTCATCTCCTACATGAAGTGTAGCATGTGATTTATCTATATATTCTTTGATATATGTTACTTCTTCGGTAATGGGATCAAAACCAATTCTTAATACATATTCTTTAGTAGCCATATTAACTCCCATATAATTAGATGCAATACTCCCCTGAGTAGCAAAACTCCATTTTTTTTGGTCTCAACATTATTTTTACTCAAAGCCAGTAATAGACTCCCATACTTTAAGATATATAATAATGCAATTTTTATCAGTTGGAGGGGAAACCTCTTTATCCTATATGGAGAGTAACCCACCGTCTGACCCCTACAGCAGAACTATTTCAAGGGTACTGTCTGGGTGATAATCATTTGATTACTGATGTTGTAATATATATGATATTGCTGATTAAAACAAGAAGGTTTCAAAATTGTAGCATTTTGGTATGTGGCTTTATTTATAAGTGTACCCCCTTATCAGGGGATTTTCACTATCGTTTTTTCGTTATTTTTGATTTAGTTTTTTAGATTTTTTTTGATGTTATAATTAATTTAATTAAGGAGATATAAATAATGAGCGCAAGAATAATACCAGGTAGAAGTTGGACTAATAAGATTAGACTACCAGAAGAAAGTACTAGTCTCGATGTTAGTAAACCTGCAGGTGCAGCAGCAATGGGTGCAGTTGTTAGGATACTAAATAGTTGTAGAACTATGGATGATATCGGTAATGTACTAGCAGTAGCTGGCTCTGTTACAACAACAGACTCTACTGATAATGCAGCAGTAACTGTAGGTAAGAAAGAATATACTTATCTAGTTAATGCATCAGGTAAAGAAGTTAAGACATCAGATGCCAATAAGATTCCTACGTTACTTAATGCAGGATTTACTGTAGATAGAATAGAAGAAGTAGATATTACTGGCTAATAGTATTGTATTGGGGGATTAATTTCCCCCTTTACTTTATATATTGTTAGTATTATGGTAGTTATGTACAAGTGGTGTGCATAGACTATCTTAACAAGTGTGTGTATGCAAGTATATATAATAAACTTATACCAAACTATAAGGAGATATGTAATGGCAAATAATTGGGTAAATATACATCATAAACTATACAACCTTGATAAGTTTGACACTATTCAGGGTGATGAAACAGCTAATGGTAAGACATATCTATCATTATCTGATCGTAATAAACATGAGGTTAGAATACAGATGACACCTGAAGATATTACTTTGGTGATGATGGGTATTACAGCCTTAGCTGAGAATAAATAAATTAAGAGAGAGTTATGGCTAAAACCACCAAGTAAGTCCTTGATATTATACTTTGATATAGTATCTAAAACACAAAATTTAAAAGGGCTAACGTCATTAAGTCATGAATGTTGGGCGAGCTATGGCTCATATGAAATCCAACCTTGACAAGCGTGGTCTCTCTCTTATAATTAACAAAGGAGTTGATAATGAAAAGTAAAAGAGGTAGAAAAGAAATCATTGAGATATATGATGTTCTTATACAACAGAGCAGTAACAGTATTGGCAAACCAATTAACATCGGTTACAGGAATTGGGAGCCAACAGAAAAAGCAGTAGCAACATTAATTAGTAGACGTAACAAAATAGCAAAAGGAGTTTGACAATGAGCGAAGGAGCATTAGAATATAAATTAGTAGAAGAAACAAAGGTTAATATAGAGGTAAGTGATATTATTGAAAAACTAGCCACTATTGTAGATAGTAGATTAGAAGATTATTATTTATATGATGAAGAGCCATCTTTAGATTATAATGAAAGTAGTGATGAAGTATCAGTATATCTTAGATGTGATGAGCCTCAACAAGGCAGTCCATGTGATTGGAGAATATTGTTTGACAAAGCAATTGAACGATTAGCTAAAGATATATTAGAAGAAAAGACAACATTAAAGGACTAATTGTCAACCCAACGAGTGGCCCTGAGATAATACCCCAGCATTATATGCTGTATCTTGGGGCAGCTCATTAATTAAAGGAGAATATTATGGGATTTGATTTACATGGTAATGGATCAAGATTATATGATGCAAAAGAGTTTCCAATTTACAGTAAATATAAAAACTTAGATTGGGATGAACGTGAAGAACATGTTGATTGGGAAAAAGAATCAAGTACGTTTTGGGAACAAGAACACGCTATTGATAGAGCTAATGGTACTTACTTTAGAGCTAATGTATGGTGGTGGAGACGTTTATGGGACTTTACTTGCAAAGTATGTGATGATGTAATGTTAGAATGGGAACAAGATGCAGGTTCTGCTAATGATGGAATAGAAATTAAAGAAGAAACATGTCTTAAAATGGTACCATTAATGCAAGCTGCTCTTGAAGATGGTAGTGCTATGGAGTATGAAAAAGCAGTAAGAGAATACATGGATACTGCACCAAAAGATAAAGACGGATGTTATGATAAGGATCACTGGATGGCTAATTATCCATTTGATGTAGAGTTCTTTCAAGAGTTTATTACATTTGTAAAACGTAGTCAAGGATTTACAATATCATAAATCTTGCCCTTAGCGGGGATATGTGCACGGGGGATGTTAGCTGACCACTCAGGAACTAGTCGGAAAGTAACAGAAACGTCCCCAAAGTTTAATATAATCATGTCAGTCACGGACTTTAAGTCTAAGAGAACCTGTATGGCGCTGTTAATAATAGTAAAACGTAGAAATCGTCAAGGTTACGAGCCTGTTAGTCATCTACACTATGTACACCACGCGATGTATGAAAGAAAGTATGCGATTGTCCTTTCTTATTATTAACAGTTGCATTGATTATATTAATAATAGGATAGCATTCAGGGAACTGGATGTTTTCTAGTCGAAAAAGGAATATAGGTGGATATTGACAGGCGAGTACCATTCTAACGAGGGTCAAGCCACCTTTATTTCTATATCTATAAATATCAACATAAGGAGAAAAACAATGAAATTATTAACAAAAGTCATAAAAGAACAGGCAGAAAAACAATATGATAAGGCTGGTGACATGAGTCAAAAAGTAGTAGCTAAGTTCTTTGATCCTGTAGGTAGTTGGACATGGTATCTAATGAATAAAGACCCTGAGTCTGATTATTGTTGGGGTATTGTAGATGGCATGGCAGTTGAAATGGGTTCATTTGGATTAAGTGAACTTGAAGAATATACAGGACATTTTGGATTAGGTATTGAAAGAGATACATCTTTTGAGCCTGTAGAAGCTAAAATAATATGGGATAAATTAAATGCGACTAAGTGAATATATACATTATTTAACAAGAGAAGATGTAAAACTAGGTAGTAATGTTAAAAAACACGAGTATACTCATTTAACAATACGAATGAAGCATAAGCGTGCACGTTATGAATATCAAAAAAGGAGAAGAGAACTTGAGCTGCATAGAAAAAGACATCAAAAAGGTAGTTGATTATCTATTTGAAGACGAATTTAAAAATTATATAGAGTCAGATAAACCAGATGATCACATATTTGTAGCAGTAAACAACTTAGAGAAATGGTTAAACTTAAAATAAGGGAGCAATAATGGCTAAAATATCAGTACAACAAAGAAAATACTTCGTAACAAG